TCCTGGGGCAGCTGGTGAAGCAGGCTGAGGAGCGCGCAATCCTGCAGGGCAACGGCATCGCGACCCCGATCGTGGGGTTCATGTTGCATCCCGACATTCCCGAGGTCGTGCCGGGCGCGTACAACGTGCCGGGCATGGTCACGGAAATGATCGCGCAGGCCACGCTGGCCAGCGGCATCGTGCCCGACACGATCGTGATCGCCTCGAACATCTATGTGGGGCTGTCCTCCGGCAATGCCGTCGCACTGGACTACGACGGGCGGACGTTCGCCGGCTGCGATGTGATCGTGTCGCCCGCGCTGACGGCCGGACAGGTCCTCGTCGGGCCGGTGCAGGCCCTGTCCGTGATCGGGCGCGAGGGCACCACGATCATTGAAGGCACGCGATCACACGTGAACGATTTCGTGCAGAACAAGGCCGCGATTCGCGCGGCCTCACGGCTCGCGCTCGGCGTCCTGATGCCGACGGCCTTCGTGCGCAAGAGCGCGCTAGACGGACCAGGCACGACCTGATGGCCCGCCTGGTCCTGCCGCCGACCGTGGAGCCGATCACTGTGGCGGACGTGCGCCTGCGTCTGAAATACCCGCGCGCCGATCAGGACGCCGCGATCAGCGATTGGATTGCGTCGGCGCGCAACGCGGTCGAGCGGTACGTGGAGCGCGGCCTGATGACGCAGACGTGGGAACTGAACGCGCACGTGTCGGCCGGCCTCACGCCGGCACCGGCCGCGCACGCCAGGCCGGGGCCTGGTGCCGAGGCCACGGAGTCCCATCGGGAGCACTTCACGCACAACCTGACCACGCTGCGCACCGTCGGCCCGCTGGCCGTGTCGGCGGGCGAGCTCGGCGCGGTCGGGTTCGTGGACCTGCCGTGGGCGGCTCCGTTGCAGGCCATCGAGGCCGTGACGGACGCCACCGGCCTGGTGCCGCCCACGGCCTACATCGTGGACGACACGATCGAGCCGGCACGCCTCTACTGGCTGCAGGCCCCCACCGGCATCACGACGATCCGCTATCGCGTCGGCTACGGCGACGAGGCCGGCGACGTGCCGGCCAACCTGCGCCAGGTGATCTTCGCGCTGGTGCAGCAGTTCTTCCTGTATCGGGCCGGGCCGCCTCCGGCCTCCGCCCTGGACGCCACGTTGCAGCACGCGGACGGCTATCGCGTGCGGACCTTCGCATGATGGCCGGCACCGATCGTCCCTTGTCGCCGGTCCTCGATCCGGGCGTGCTGTGGCACGTCGGCACCATCGTGGCCACGCAGCTGGTGGACCTGCCGAACGGCGGGCAAGAAGTGCAGGACGTGCCGATCGTGACGGACGAACCGATGGCCATCGATCCGCTGACGGCGATCGAGCGCGCCGAGTCGGGAGCCATCCTGTCCGAGGCCACGCACCGCGTGCGGTTCTACTGGGTGGCCGGCATCAGGCCGGCGCAGCGCGTCGTGATGCAGGACCCCTACGAGGACCGGCAGCGCACGTTTCAGATCGTGTCCGTCCTCAATCCGGGGGAACGCGCGCTGCTGCTGGACCTGCTCGTGGTCGAGAAAGTCTGACCATGCCGAAGGTCACAACGACGGCCCGGATCGATGGCCTCGATGAACTACGCAAGGCCTTGCGGAACACGCCGAAGGTCACGCGCAAGCGGATGCAGGCCTTGCTGGCGGACGCGGCGGACGACGTGGCCCGTGATGCCATCCGGCACGCGCCGCGCGACCGGGGCGACCTGCAGCGCGCGATCGATTCGTCCGGGCGCGGCCTGACCTGGCGGGCCGGCATCGTCAAGGGACCAGTGCCGTCACGCGGGGGCGGCACGGCGCACATGGACCCGGCCATCTACGGCCCGATGGTCGAGAAGGGGACGACGACGCGCGGCGCGCACCCCTTCATGCGGCCGGCTGCAGAGGGTGAGGCGAACCGGCTGCCGGGCCGTGTCCGTGTCCTGGCGCGTGTGATCGAAACCGAAGCGGAGTCTGGCTGATGGCAGGCGTGGCATGGCCTCCGGCGCTCGCAGACGTGTCGATCGCGGAACTGATCGAAACGCAGGCCGTGGCCTGGCTGCGCGACGACGACCGCATGTCCACGCTGGTGGCCGATCGGATCTGGACCAGCGTGCCACCGGGCGCGCTCTATCCGTTCGTGCTGCTGGAGGCCTTCATCGTCTCGCCGTGGAACCGCTTCCGAGGCTTCGGCCGCAACGTGGTCTTTCAGGCCCGCGTGCAGTCGCAGGTGCGCGGCGACTACGAGGCGCACCGGATTGCCGATCGGATCGTGCAGGTGATCGAAGGCCGCGACGTGCCGCTGCCTCCGGCGAAGCGCGCGCTGTGGACCGTCGATGAGGCCCCCGGCGCGACCTATACGGACACCGAGGCCGGCGTCCTCACGTATCACCGGCCGGTGATCATCCGCGTGCGCGTGCAGGTCTGACGATGCATCCGCACGGCCTGGTGGACGAATGGATCGCGCTGAACCTGCAGACGCAGGTGCGCGCGCTTGTCGCGCAGGTCACGGTCCTGACCGCGCACGTCGATCTGCTGGTGGATCGGCTGGCGGACCTGCAGCGCGATCGGCCTCCGGTGCCGGCCGGCTGCCCGCATGACGAGGACCACCGGATGGAGGCCGGCTCCATGCATGCGCCGCGTCGGTTCTATTGCAAAGCGTGCCGGCAGTTCATCGATCCGGCACACGACCCCGTTGTTCCGTCCTGACAGGAGACCACGACGATGGCAGCCACTGTGACCGCGACCGGCAACCCGATTGCCGGCATCTCGACGTACTTCGCCCTCGGGGACGGTGCCGTGCTGCCCGCCGTCGAGGTCATCACGGACATCAGCGATTTTCTCGATGGCGTCGAGCCGTCCGAGGAGGTCGATGAACTGGACGGCACCACGTTCCGCCGTGAGTCGCGGAACATCATCGCCGGGTTCCGCACGGTCGGCTACTCGCTCAGCGGCAAGTGGTCCGCTGCCGCGCATGCGTTCTTCGCGCCGCTGCGCGGCAAGACGAACGTGGCGTTCGAGTACGGGCCGGAAGGCCTGGACGACGGCATGGTGCTGATCAGCGGGCACTGCAATTTTCTCAGCTACAGCGGCCCGGTGGCTGCGCACGATGCCGTGACGACGTTCACGGTGGAACTGCGGATCGTGGATCAGACGGACGGCGAAATCGGCGGCGTGCTCGCCACGCGCGGCGCGGGCGGCACCGGCCGCGTCAGCGGCAAACACGCGGCCTGATCGACCTGGCGCGCGGAGGCCCGCGCCACGCTGCCTGACGCATCAGGCGAGGACCGACCACCAATGTCGCCACTGTGCATCACGCTCGGGCGGAAGGACCGTCCGATCGCCTACCCCGTTGCCGCCATCGAGGAGATCGAAGGCGCAACGGGCCGGACCATCTTTCAACTGCTCGCCGTGCCGAACTTCGATGTGGGCCTGGCCGGCCTGGTGACGATGCTGCACATCGGCATCAAGCACGGCGGCGAGGCCAACCTGGCGCGCGAGCGCGTGCGCACCATGATCGAGCGCGATTTCGAGGCCGGCACGTTGCAGATACAGGACGTGATCGGGATCGTGCAGCGCGGCCTGGTGCGATCGTCCACGTTCCGGTCGCAGGTCGCGCCGGAAGTGCTGGCAGAGATCGAGGAGCAGGAGCAGCAGAAGGACGGGGGCGGTAGCGTCCGCCCTACTCCATCCGAGACTGGCGAGCCGACCTCGAACCCCTGATCTATCAGGTCACGACGTTGACGCCGCGTGACATCGACTGCTGCACGCCGGTGGAACTGATGACGATGCTGCGGGCCGCAGAGGCCCGCGACGACAACGTATGGCGGCGCACGGCACAACTGGCCGTGTGGCTGCTCGCGCCGTGGAGTAAGCGGCGCATGACCGTGGACAAGCTGCTGCGCAAGCGCCCCGCCCTGCCTCCGCTGATCCCTGGTGATCTGCCGGCACGTGTGCGCCGTGAGGACGACTGATCATGTCCGTCGTTGCCACGCTCCTGGTCCGTGTCGCCGCCAACCTGTCCGAACTCGATAAGACGTTCAGCGAACTGGAGCGCGCCGCCGATCGGGTGGCGCGCACCTACACGAAGCTGGGCGGGCAGCTGCAGAGCATCGGCGGCAAGCTGACGACCTCGATCACGTTGCCGATCGTGGCGATGGGCGCGGCTGCCGCGAAGTCTGCCGTGGACTTCGACACGGCCATGCGGGGCGTGCAGGCGGCCGTGCAGCCGACGACGGCGGAACTGGACCAGCTGCAGGCCGCCGCGATCGAGTGGGGGCAGAAAACGCAGTACTCCGCCACGGAGGCCGCGCAGGCGCTGGGCGAACTGGGCAAGGCCGGGATCAAGTCTGCGGACTCGATCAAGCTGCTGCCGTCCGTCCTCAACCTGGCCACCGTGGGCGAGATGGACCTGGCGACGGCCGCCGCGCTGACGACGGACACGCTGGCGCAGTTCAAGCTCGAAGCGAAGGACTCCGAAAAGGTCAACGACGTGCTGGCGGCGGCCGCGCAGGCCTCGACCACCAGCGTGAAGGAACTGGGCGATGCGTTGAAGTATGCCGGCCCGGTGGCCGGTGCCTTCGGCATGTCCATCGCAGAGACCGGCGCGGCGCTCGCGCAGTTTGCGAAGCTGGGCGTGAAGGGCGAGATGGCCGGCACGGCGCTGCGCAACGTGCTGGCGGAGATCAAGAATCCCGCGAAGGGCATGCGCGATGTCCTGGCGGACCTGAACATTGCCACGCTGGCCAGCGCGGACGGCACCGTGCATCTGACGGACGTGATCGCGAAGCTGCAGGAGCGCGGCGCGACGGCCTCGCAGATCATGCAGGCCTTCGGGGATCGGGCCGGCCCGGCGATGGTGGCGGCCGTGGGCCGGGGCGCGGCGGAACTGCGCGTGCTGACGGGCGAGATGGAACGCTCCGAGGGCACGGCCAAGCGAGTCGCAGAGACCTTACTCAGCGGCATCGGCGGCGCGCTGGAGAAAATGCGCGGCGCGGTCGAGACGGCCGGCATCAGCCTCGGCACGCTGCTCGCGCCCGCCATCGTGCTGGTCGCAGACCTGATCAGCAGCCTGGCGGAGTTCGTGTCCTCCACGCTGGTGCCGGCGTTCCAAGCGTTGCCGGAGGTCGTGCAGGTCGGCATCGGGGGGTTCATCGGCCTGGTCGCCGCGATCGGCCCGCTGGTCTACATCGCCGGCACGCTGGCCTCGTCCTACGGCGCGCTGGCCGGCCTGCTGGGCAAGAGTGCGGCCGGCGCGAAGGTGGCCGCGACGGCAGCGGAAGGCCTGGCCGGTGCGCTCACGGCGCAGAGCGTGGCCGCGCGCATCGCCGCGCTGGCCACGGGCGCCTTCGAGGCCGTCCTGGCCGTGCTGATGTCACCCGTCACGCTGGTGATCGCGGGCGTGGCCGCGCTGGTCCTCGGGCTGCGCTACCTGACCGGCAGCTGGGAAGGCGTGCTGAAAGTCCTGTCGCTCGGGCTGCTCGACTTCCGCCGCGTGGGCGAGATCATGGCCGGCCTGCAGTCCATCGTGACGGACTTGGGCGAGGCCTTCCGGGGCATCGGCTCGCTGATCGGGGACGCGGCCTCCGTGATCAACGCCGACCTGCAGCCGGCACTGGACACGGTGCGGGGGCTGCTCCACGACGTGGGGCTGGCCGCCGATGATCCGGCCGCGAAGAACCTGCGCGGATTCAAGGCCTCAGCCGGCGAGGCGCAGACGGGGGCGTTCAACCTGGCCGGCGTGCTGCAGTCCCTGCTGCTGCCGGCCATCTCGAACCTCACGCTGCAGTGGGGGCTGTTCGATCGCGTCGTGGCCGGCGCGGACAGTCTCAAGCGGTGGGTGTATTACGCGCAGGGCATCCGCCCGGCGACGGTCGAAGTGCTGGACGCCTTCACGCAGTTCAAGACCGGCCTCGTGCAGACAGAGACCGTGCTCGACTCGGCGGGCCTGGCCGCCAGCATCTTCGGGGAATCGCTGCGGGACCAGCTGGCAGCCGGCGCGGCGACGGCCACGCGGGCGCTGGTGCCCACGGCTGCCGCTGCGCACGCCTCGGCGTCGGCCATCAAGGCCGCTGCTGCTGCCGCGAAGAAAGCGGCTGAGGACGCCAAGCGCGCCGCTGAGGAGTTCCAAAAGCTGCAGGACCAGATGAGCGGCGCGGCCGTGGTGCAGAAGGCCCGCGACCTGATGACGACGCTGGCGGCGTTGACGGCACAAGGCCTCAAGCCCTCAGCAGCCGGCGCACGCGAGATCACGGAGGCCATTAGCGATGCGTCTGCCGTGCTGCACGCGAAGGGGCAGCGGATCGCGGATGACATGGCAGACGTGTGGCAGTCGTTCCAAGTGCCGCGCAACCTGGCGGACGATCTGCGGAACTACGCCAACCTGATCGCGGGCGTGGCGCGCAACCTGGTGCCGACGCTCAAGCAAAACCTCAAGCCGATGCAGCAGGCCTTCGTGGACGCCTTCCGCATCGACGCGAAGCAGGTCGGCAAAAACGTGGAGGACGCGCTGCAGGGCGCGGCGCTGGTCGATCGCGTCAAGAAGTGGGGCGCGGACATGCAACAGGAGGTCACGGGGATCCTGTCCCGCATGTTCACCGGGCAGACCGGGTTCCACGAGGGGTTCGCCGCGATGTTCGGATCGCTGCAGGGGATCGGCAGCACGCTGCTGCAGGACTTCGGGCAGACCTTCATGGCGGAGTTCAACGACGTACTGAAAGGCGGATCGTTCGACTGGGGCAACCTGTTCGGCGGCGACAAAAACAAGGCAGCCGGCGCGGCAGCCGGCGCGGCCGTGGGCCTGACAGTGGGCCTGGCGTTCGGCAAGTCCTTCGGGAAAACGGTAGGCGTGCTGGTCGGCGCAGGCAGTGGCGCGGCGATGGGCGCGGTCTACGGCAACTGGGTCGGGGCCGGCGTCGGTGCAGCCGTCGGCGCGATCAGCGGCTACCTCGGCGGCCTCACGCAGGAACGGGCGCAGCGTGCCGCGCTGGAGTCCGCGAAGTCGCAGCTGGTGGCCACGTTCGGCACGATGGAGAAGCTGAGCGAGGCCGCCACGCAGGCCGGCATCGACTTCCATCAGCTGTTCGACACGAAGGACCCGCAGCACTTCACGCGCGTGCTGAACCTGATGAACGTCGAGCTCGAAAAGAACAAGGCGGCCGTGACCGCGATGGCCACGGCGCTCGATCGCACGACGAACTCCGCCGCGCTCCTGTCACGTGTGGACCTGTCGAACCTGGCGCTGACCACTGGCCGGCTGCCGGATGCGGATGCGCGCACGAAGGCGAAGGGCGCACTCGGCGGCAGCGAGCAGGCCGCGCTGGCCTTCATCGAGGCGCAGCAGAAGTCCGCGCTGGACGGCCTCGATAAGTTCCTGACCAACGCCAAGATCAAGACGCAGGCCGGCGCGCAGGCCATCAGCGCGTCCCTGGCCGGCATCTACCAGTCGCTGCTCGAAACCGGAGCCTCGCCCACGCAGGCCTTCGCGCAGATGGAGCCGGTGATCGCGAAGCTGCAGGCGCAGCTGCAGGCGACCGGCCTGGCGGGATCGGTGGCCTTCGGCCCGCTCGGCGCACTCGCGCGGCTCGCGGCGGATGCGATCGGCGGGCCGGTGATGGACGCGATGGCCGGCCTGGCGCAAGGCCTCACGTCCACGTTCAACCTCGGGCTGCTGAATCAGGACACGTTCCACGGGTTCGCGCAGGAGGTCCTCGCCGGGTTCAAGGCGATGGAGGCCTTGGGACAGGGCGGCGAGGTCGCGCTGGCCGGTGCGCAGCAGGGCATCCAGAAGCTGTGGGAACTGTCGCAGGACTTCGGCTACACGCTGAGCGACGACGAGCAGGCGATGGTCGATTTCGGCCTGGCCTCCGGCACCATCGGAGAAAAGTTCCGGCCGGCTGCCGATCGGATGGCGAACGCGATCGATGCGCTGGTGGACCGCATGGATCAGTTCCTGCTCAAGTTCAGCGAGATCATGCCGGCCGCGTCGGATGCGGCCCGCGACATCGAGAACACCCTCGGCAGCGTGAAGGTCCCCCCGGTGGACATCCCGCTGCGTCCGCGCTGGCCGGACGACTACACGCCCGGTGGCCCGACCGTGCCGGCCGGCATGCCCACCGGCATGGCCGTGCTCGGGGCCGGAGGCATCGTGACGCGCCCGACCGTGGCGCTGATCGGGGAGCGCGGGCCGGAGGCCGTCGTGCCGTTGTCGAAGGACTTCGGCGGCGACACGGACGTGATGGTGATGCTGGATTCGGAAGTGCTCACGCGGGCCGTGCTGCGCAAGCAGCCGCGCGTGATGCGCGCTTACGGGGTCGCCCGGTGACGACCAGGCCAGCGCGACCGTGCAGGAGGCACCAGGACGGGCGCGGCCTGGCGCAGGACCGTGAGGCCGGCCGGCAGCTGCCGGCGCACCAGGCCGCCGCCTGGCCGGCCGGCTGGCCATCCTGGCCGGCGACCAGGCCCGGAGGGTGGCCGTGGCGCTGACGCTGACGATCAACGGCGTGGACGTGCTCGATTATCTGGAGCCGGGGCCAGGCAACCCCGGCCTGGATCGGGCGCTGCAGACGCGCACCGTGTTCCGCTTCACGTTGAAGGACCGCGCCGACACCTATCGCCCGGTGCTGCGACAGGAGGTCATCGCCACGCTGGACGGCACGCGCATCTTCGGCGGCGTGCTGCAGACCATCAACGAAGGCGATTGGGGCGACTACAAAGGCCGGCGCTTCGACTGTGAGGCCGCCGACTGGGCCTCGCTCCTCGACACCACGGAACTGAACGGCATCGCGCCCTATCCGGTGCCGGGCGGCGACATCACGTTGCGCGATGTGGTGCAGCACCTGGTGACGGTGCGCCTGGCGGCGCGCGGGTTCACGGTCCATCCGTCGATGGCGGCCGGCCCGGTGATCGGCGCGCAGGGGTATTCGTTCCGGTACTACACCGACATCTTCGACGACCTCAGCACGATCACCGGCTGGCCGTGGATCGTGGACGAGTTCAAGCGCGTGTGGTTCGCACCAGCGGCCACCGGGCACGCCGCGCCGTTCTCGCTGACGGCGACGAACGACACGATCAACAGCATCAACGTGACCGGCACGCTGGACGGCTATGCGAACGTCGTGTGGCTGCACTACGGTGCGCCCGGTGCGCGCGAGGTCACGGACACGTGGCACGGCGACGGCAGCACGCACCTGTTCCCCGTCACGTTCCCGAATCCCGAAGGCGTCGTGAGCGGCCCGCCGACGGTGCTGGTCAACGGCGTGACGAAACCGGTGGCCGTGTGGGCCGTCGATACCGGCTACGAATGGTACTGGCGGGCCTCCGATGCCGCGCTGATCCATGACCTGGCGTTGCCGACGCTCACGCCAGCGGACACCGTGATCGGCATCTACGTCGCCACGTTCCCCGCTGCCGTCGCGGCCACGAATCCGGCTGATGTCGCGCTGTATGGCGAGGTCGCGCTGGTGCAGACGGCTGAGGACGTGTTCGACGTGACGCAGGCCCGGCAGATCGCGGACGGCCTGCTGCGCGATCACTCCGGCCCGCTGCGCCGCATCGCCGTCGTCACGCACCGGCCTGGTCTGCTGCCGGGGCACGTCGTGCCGGTCGATGTGCCAGAGCGCGACATCAACGAACCGTGCCTGCTCCTGTCCTCACGCCTGGTCCACGACGGCCGGCAGGCGGACGGCACCGATTGGTGGCGCTTCGATCTGGAACTGGTCGAAGGCACGGCGTATCGGGAGACCTGGCAGAAGTTCTTCGGCGCACTCACGGCATCGAGTGGGTCGGCAGTATCGGCGAGCGGATCGGTCGGTCCTCCGCCGAGCGGCGGCGGGGGCGGGGGGTCGGCGACCTCGCTCCCGCCGTCCGTGTTCACACGATCACTGGGTGGCTCGCGCCACGTCGCCGGCTTCGTGCCGGTCGCGGCCTCCGATCCGTGGATCGCGATCCCCGACTTCGCGGATGCGTTCCTCGACTTCACGGCCGTGCTGCCGGGCAGCTGGGTGGCCTCCTGTCAGTGCCGCTCGCACGATCCGGCCGTGAGCGTGACGCCGCGCGTCGTGAGCGTAGACGGCAGTGGCGCACGTGCCGCCGTCCTGGCGACCGGCGTGCCCATCAGCAGCACGGCCTGGGTCTACCAGAACCTGACGCTGCCGGCCGGCAGTGGCCTGGTGCCGGTGCGCCTGGAGATGACGACCTCGGTGCGCAACCGGGACGCCTTCGTGGCGAACGCGATGGCGGACGTGTTCTGACATGGCAGACCTGTCCTCGCTCTACGCCGATCGGGCGTCGTTCGGCATCACGGACACGCTGGTGCCCACCGGCCCGCTACGCCTCGGCACGCTCGCGGCGGCCGCTGCGGGCGCGTCACGGCTCGCGCTCGACGCGGCCGGCAACGTGACGGCGGGCGTGCTCGCGCCTGGTGACATTCCGGCCGTGTTCCCGCGCCGTGATGTGGCAGAGACGATCAGCGCGTCGTGGACCTGGAGTGCCGGCAGCACGATCGGGTTCGCGGCCGGCAGCCTGGCCGTGCCGGAGGCCACGTCACGCAGCCTCGGCACGCGCCTGATCGTGGAGCCGGTGCCGGCCTCGACGGAGCACGCGATCGGCCGCGAGACCGGCGCGCTGTGGACCTCCGTGCCGGCCGGCGCGGCGCACAAGTGGTATCAGGGCGCCACGGAACGGCTCCGCCTGGACACGGACGGCACGCTGCGCGTGATCAACGGCAGCGGCTACCTGGTGCTCGCCGCCGCTGGTGCCGGCAACGGCGTGATCCAGACCACGACGGACCTCGCGATCATCCCTGGCGGCATCCTGTCTATCGGCACGGCCGTGGGCGCGGCGTCCGGCCTGGTGCAACCGCTCTCGAACTACCGCGAGAACCTCGGCGGCCTGTCCCGCAAGTGGCTGTCGCTGCATGCAGCGGAACTGTGGGTGGAAACGCTCGTGGCGCAGAGCACGATGGCGACGATCGGCGGGCGCATCCTGGTCGGGCCCACGACGATCCTGACGCGCGACGTGGCACCGGGCGACGGCACGATCTACGTGAAGCACAACAGCCTGGCGCTGCACGTGGGCGGCGTGGAGTACGGATCGAAGCTGGTGCTGGAGTCGGGCGGCAAGTTCGAGATCATGTCCGTGGCCTCGCTGACCGCGCCGACGATCACGGCACAAGGCGACTATGCCTACCTCGTCAACCGGGCCGTGCTCGGGACGGCGAACTACTGGTATGCCGGTGATGCCGTGTTCGATACCGGCAAGAGCACGTCGCCGGCCGGGGCCTTCATGGACCTGTACTCCGTGCGCGGCGTGAACCCCGGCAGCACGGCCGGCCCCACGATCGTGGGTAACGTCCGCTATGGCGGCGGCGGGGCCGACTGGCGCGAGCACTGGGCGATCGGCAACCTGAAAGGCCTGTATGGCGTGAGCACCGACACGATGGGCGCGGCCTTCGGCGCGGCGGACGGCGTGCATGTGCAGATCGACGCGACCAACGGCATCCGCTTCGTCGGTGGCGGCGGCATCGTCTACGGACAGTGGGACATGTTTGCGAACGTGGCCATCGGCTACAGCAACGCCGGGCAGCTGACCTGGACGGCAGCGGACGGCAGCCTGCGCGTCAAGAACAACGGCGTGGACAAGATGGTGCTGCTGAGCGACGGCACGATGTATCTGAATACCGGCCTGGTGCTCGGCGCGTGGGGGGCCGGCACGATCGGCAAGCTCCGATCGGTCAACGCCGGAAACTGGAACACCGGGTATGGGTTCTACCTCGACGCCGATGGCGGCACCGGCGTGTCGCACGCACTGATCGGCAACAGCGCCGGTCGCCGGGTGCAGTGGGACGGGGCCTCGCTCAAAGTGATCTCTGACGGATTCACGCTCGATGAGACCGGCATCGCCCTGCTGCAGGCCACCGGAGCCACGGAGGTCTCGCGGTCGCTGCGCTGGGGATCAGGCGGGTATCTGTGGGACACGTCGGCCGGCTCCGATCCGAAGTTCGAGATCCTACGCGGCACGCACAAGATCGCGATCAGCGCGCAGAGTTCCACGAACGGCGTGGTGGAACTGATGGCCGGCGGATCGAGCGTGGACCGCGCGACCCTCACGCTGCGTGCGCTCGGCGTCGGCCTGGGCGGCGAAATGGTTTTCAGCGGGCTGGCCTTCGGCGGCGGCAATTACCCGCGCTTCGTGCCGTCCGTCGATGCCGTGCATGACCTCGGCGTGGCCGCGCTCCGGTGGCGCGGCCTGTCTGCCGTGACGGTCTCCGCCACGACGCTGCTCTGCAGCAGTTCGTTGCAGTCGGCCGGGTATGTGACGGCAGCCGGTGCCGTGCCGGGCGGCTACTGGGTGCAGGTCGCCGTGGATTCGTGCGCGAAGCCTGTCAGTTCCACATGGACCATCCTGCCGAGTGATCGCGCCGCGAAGCAGGACATCGTGCCGGTGGATCGTGCGGCGCGATCACTCGGCAGGATGGTCC